ATTTATTTTCTTCATCTTTAGTGATTTCTGTTTCCATTTTTGCATTACCTTTCGGGTGTCATGCGTAAATAAGTTCGTACATATCCGGGCGGTTTTCCATTATCCACGCCCTCGGTTCCTCATGGCTTTTCTTGAAATCAACGCCTATCGTCTGGCTTCCTGCATGATGCACATAAGCCCTGCTGACGAAATGCTGATAACCCGCCACGTTTAAGTCATGACATATTATATTATCTGAATACCAATTAGTTGACGGGAACTTGGCTACATTCCATGCTTCCCGGCTGATGCTTGCCCAGATAGGCGCAATCACCGGAGCAACCTTAATCTGCTGCTCACTTTCCCACCCTAGCGCACTGCGTCTATCCCCATCGACCGGGAACCTAATGTTCTGATCCGGCAATACATAGTCGCTCCTAGCCCCCAGAAACCCGACTTTGAAGCCTCTTTCTCTCAAAACCTCAGTGTCTTCTCTCATTAACGATAGCGTATTTGGATTAAGAACCACATCATCATTAGCTAAAATCAATGAGTCAAACTTTCCATGCTCGAAGGCATAGTCGATGGCTGCGTTATAAGCATCTCCGAAATTGGTAGCAGGATTGGGTCGGTAGATGAGATTGTCTGTGATTTCTCTTGCTCTAGCCCATAATCCCAGATTATTACTACATAAGTAAACGGGCAGCTTGTCACCATAAACGCGAATAGACTCCAACAGCACCGTTATGCCGGGGTTGTTTACCGTACAGATTACGATTGCTTGCATACGCCCCAGAAATACAAATCTGCTGGACTACTGTTAACTAAAAACTCATAGACTGTAAACTTATCCAAATCGCAGTTTTCCCTAAAGTCCTGCTCCGTTAGGTTCCGGTAGTAATCACCGCAAAATGGAGCATCATCCGGGCTTGTACGCCTCGTTCCATGCTCAGGTCTGCCCGTCGTAGCACAGGTAAAGAAGACCAGCCCTGAAGCCATCCTAGCCATGTTATTGAAGGTCTTTACCCATTCCGGGTTATGTTCAAAGCACTCGCAGCTAGCCACCACGTCGAAACTGCTGTCTGGGTAGGTAAGCTCCTCACCTTTAGCCACCACATCAACCCCTCGTCCTTCGCCCAGATCAACCCCGGTATAGTCGCAGCCAACAAAGAATTGCCGGATAGAACCGTTAATGTCCAGACTGCCGATCTCTAAGACCTTAGCCTCGAAAAAATACTGTGGGAATTGCTTTTTGACGCTAGCAACAAAGTCTAGCTGGCTCTGGTGGCTCATTTTTTCTTGTTTCTTGCGGATATAGCGGCTGCTTTAGCCTTGGCATCAGCCTTTGAACTAGCTCCCCATGCCTTTAGACTCAGGAGCAACCTAGTAGGCTCACCGTTAGGCTTACGTTCTGCTCCGGGCATATTACCCATCCGGGCTAAAAATGAAGCACGACGAGGATTATCGCCAGATTTAATAGGAGGCTTAAGATCAGAGCCGGGATTCTCAGCCTCGTAGGACTTGCGACCCTTTTCGTTAAGACCGCCCTTGGCATTTTTACCAGCCTTCTTAGTCCATGCTGCGCCCATTTTTACCCCGTTTTTGCTTGCCCATAGGAATCTTGATCTCGATTTCTATTTCATTAACACCATTTTTCTTTTTTTCTTTTTCTTCGTCGAGATACTCTTTTAGCAACTCTTTGTCAGATTTCTTCTTTCCGTTCTTCATTTTTTCCTCGGCTTGGCTGTCTTAGCTGCCTCTTTAAACGCCGCAGCAGTTGGCGCACCTTTAGAACCCGGTTTACGCATTTTCTCGCCAGAACCCTCAGCGATACGTTTCCGTTTAGCAGCAATGTTACTGTATAGCCCGGGTTTCATTTCTTGCCTTTTGAGGCTTTACGCCCTTCGCTCATAGCAATTGCAACGGCTTGTTGCCTAGACTTAACAACCTTGCCACCTTTTCCGCTATGGAGAGTGCCTTCCTTGAACTCACCCATAACAGACTTAATTTTCTTGTCCATCTTCGACATCTTCTTCATACGACCTCCAAGTAGCCACGTTCAAAGAACAAGCCGATGGTCTTTCTATGAGCTTCTTCCCACATTTCTAACCGCTGCTGCTTGGAAAGATTCTTACCTTGGTCAAGCTCAAAATGGCATAAAAAACAAAGGCTAGCAATCCTAAAATCACTAGCCTTTATACCCTTTCCTTTCCCATCTCGCAACTGATTCGAGTGGGCTGCGACTACCGTTCCGTCCTCCTTGCCGCAATGCTGGCAGGGTAGGTCTCTAGCCTTTTCAAGTAGCTTCTTGTTTCTGTACATTAAAGTTCTTAGCCGGATAATTTACGAAACTCTCGCCCTCGTTGCACTCCTCGCAGCAGGTAACGACCTCGCCAGACATATCCCTAGCCCTCGGAACCTCATCCCAATCTACTACCCAACCGCAATACTCACATTGTGCCAAATTGCTATCATCGATCTCGTTCATTGTGTCACCCTATCCATTGTTCGATTAGAAGCCTCCTGACTGCGCCATACGTCAATCCTAGCCTGTGCTGCAATTAGCTTCCACCTAAGCTCCTCAGCAGCCTCTACAGCCGCCTGAAGCCCTTTTAGTAAGGCTTGGTACTCTGGATGAGCATAAGCCTGATTTTCCCTGTCTGCGACTGTATTCCCTATTGCCTGACTGAACAGGATTGCTTTCTTGCTTTTACGAAACTCCTCTAGGTAAGTAACCTCGGCTTTAGCCTTAGCGTAAGCCGTAGAGTTTTTGTAGATGAAATCAATACTTTTATGAGGGTCAATTGTTTCCATCATAACCAAACCCATCTCTGTAAATTTTTTATGTTTCTAACATGACTAGCAGAAACACCAAATTTTTTTGCGATTTCTACCGCAGACTGACCATTTTTTAATTCATTTTTTATTTCTAAAATTAAATTAGTTGGATATTTGTTTTGACCATTTCTAATTCCCCTATTTGAAGTTCCATGAATGACCCGATCCATCTGATTTGCTTCAGGCGTATCAAGCCTTAAATTTTCGAGTCTGCAATCCGTTTTAATTCCATTGTTATGACAAACTTGCAATTTGTTATCAACCCGACCTAAAAAGGTATTAGCCATAAGTATGTGAACATCAAAAGACTTTGACTTTTCTTTTGTTGTTAATCTGATAATTAAATAACCTCTTTTACTATGTAATTGATTTTTTAAAATTCTTCCCTGTCTTGCTCCATGTGTTTTTTTAATCCTCATGATTTCGCCATTTTTTGATATGGCGTAAGAATCCTCAAATCCTTTTATTGGGGAAAATCCTTCAGGGATAACAAAATTGTCCATAAAAAAACCCTCTAGTTTTGGTTTTCCGTGTGCCAGCACGTTCCCACTCAAGGGATTGAAAACCAAAGCTAAAGGGCTTTAGTGTTGTCAATGCTGGCACAATGACGATTTAATTATATATCAACCTGCATACCGAGCCTCAGTGATGGAGACTCGGATTGCCTCAATCAGCTTCTCAGCGTTCTCAGGCGAGATTGACAGGTTTGCGCTGCCGTTGGACAACATCACGTTAATCCAGACGTTTTTGCCAATCGTATCGACGAAAATTGCTGTGTGTTGGGTTGTTCCTTCAACTTTCATATTGCCCCCTAAAAACCGGGGTTTCCCCCGGCTGGTTGATTAGTTAATTAGTTTTAACTTGTTGATTCCGCCACGATTTCCAATCAGCATTTGAACCGTCACGTTTTTTTCAAACCACTTAGTTGAATTTAAGTTACTTGCAAAAACAAAAACTTTATCGCCAATTTCTTGAAAATTAAATTCGAGTTCACCATCAATACAGCGACCAAGTTTCCACTCAATCCAGTTTTTTGTAGCTACTGTTTCGATTACTTTTGCTTGCTTGGCGTTCATGTCGATCCCCCTAGAAATCCCGCTGTGTGCTGCGGTATGGACGTATCTTCCCAAAACTGTTTCGGAGCGTCAACACATTTATTTCTATTGGTAAACACATTGCTATAGGCAAACACTATTCCCGGCAAACCTCTTTCACCGCCTTTATCGCGTCAATTACGTTGCTGACAACAGTTACCTGCCCTTTCCAACTGTGATGCCATAAGACCTGATCTGGGGTTAGCTTGGCTTTCTCATCTCGTTTTATCTCCAGCAGGACGTTTTTGCCCTTCCAGCCTACTAAGATGTCTGGACAGCCCTTGCCTACGCTATGCAAATGCTCGACCTCCATCCCCAAGCGTCTTAGCTCTTTGACGATCTCGACCTGATTGGAATCCACCCGTTTATAAACCACGCCAATCCCCTTTCTCGCCTCGGTTCCCACGTTCCCACTGAGTCCGGCAATCTTTCTCTAACCTATCCGCAGCTTGATTGCCTCGCTTTTGCCTGACCAAAGATAGATAGCTCATCGCCTTACCCCTGTCCTCTACTCTCCAAGCCAAAACCTGCCTGACCTCGCACCTATGCCTATGCTCTAAAACTTCCTCGGTTATCAAAGTCAATTCTCGCCCCTATTCTTTCAACAAACTGCTGGCTCAGACTGTCGTACCAAAGTCCGTACCACTCCTGACCGTCACCATTCCTTTGTTTCTCGCACATTAGGTAGGTATCCGGCTGAGTCTCGTCTATCTGCTCGCCCCTATTTTTAGCGTTTTCCTTCTTCTTGTTGCGCCACACCAAAAAGACGTTATCCACCTGATCCGAGATAGAACCAGAACCCTTGAGGTCGTTCTTGTTTGGCTGTGTCTCGTCCGTCTGTTGTTTGCGGATATGGTGGACTAGGTGAACATGAACGTTATGATCTCTCGCTAGTGCTGTTAGCTCGTCAATAAAAGACTTCTGACCGTTGAAGTCATCCTCGTTCTTGACGCACTTCATTAGGCTATCGATGATGATGTGCTTAACGCCTAGCTCTGTGGCGCAATACCGAGTCATGGCTATCACCTTCTCAGGCGACGTAGTTCCCTGCTGGTCGTAAAGGTACATATTACTACCTAGAAACTTGTCCATCCGGTCAACCATCTTCGTGATGAATCCTGCCCTGTCGTGAGTCAACGGATCGTCCAGCGATTCACCGGAGAACTGTCGGAGCATCCGCTGTAACGTCCTCTCTGGCTTCATCTCAAACGAGGCTATACAAACAGACTGACCCTGCTTGACCAAGTGCAAGGCAATCTGACCTGTAATGAGCGACTTACCGCCACCATTAGAACCAGCGTAAACCGTTACCTCGCCCTCACGATAGGCAAAGGAATCATGTGTCTTCGTCCAAGGCATAACAACTTTTCGCTCTACCGTTTCCGACAGGTAAGACTCTTTGACCGACTCTAGCCAATCCTTAGCCTTCCTTACCCGGATCGTTACATCGTTGGCGTGAAGATACTTCTCTACGTCAATGGTTTCAGATTTCAGGATTCTGGCTTTCCTAGCCTCGTCCAGTTCAATCGCCCTTGCTTCAATGCTCATCATTCTTCCCCTTGGTTTCAATGGCTCGGTTTAAATACCATATAGCTTTCTGCAAGTCTTGCGTATATGTACCCTTGTGTTCTGCCCTGCTTATGTACTTCACAGCGTTGCCAAGATGGAAATCAAGCCGTTTCGCTTCAATGTAGTCGATAGCTTCAATGCCGCCTGTGTTGTAGTGAGGAGGATTGTTCACCATGTCAGACATAGTTCTTTTCCTTAATCTTTGCCAAGAGCATCGTAGAGAATTCGCTAGGCTTTTTCGTTAGGTTCCAAATCGCCTTGATCTCTGCGGTAGATAAGTCTTTCCATCCAGAATCAACCGGCTCCTCTGGCTCAGGTTCTTTCGGAAACTCGATCAGCGGCTCTCCGGCTAGTCGATCAGCAAGGGCTTTCGTTAAGGCATGGTTTGTGTACATCAGCTTTAGAATCTTTAGTAGCTCCTCAGCCTCATCTCTCGTTAGCTCGATAGTCAAGTGTTCTTCTCCTTCAGCTCGGCTTCTATTTTTTCTTCAACATACACTTTTGCAATGTCGTATGCCAAAACAATAATTGCAATAGGAACCATGAGCAACACAAGTGGGGATAAAATTAATTTCATGTGTTCTTCTCCTTCAGCTTGGCTTCGATGGCGCGAACAGTTTCAGACCATCCCGGCGGCAGCCTGACTGCACCGGGCAACAGCGACATAATCTCCTCATCCGTCAGCCCCTGCCATTCGCGCTGTGGTGGTGCGGTGACAGTCAAGATTCCGTCTTGTTTCGCTCCGCACTTTGTGCATTCAACTTCCATCAGGTACTTGTCTGCCACCGGCTCCGGTTCAGGCTGCGCGAGTCGAGCGCGGAGGAATTCGACTGCGCTTTGCCAATCCTCTACTATCTTTGTGCTGAATGTCGGCGGGGTAGCGCATTGCAACGCATCCAGCACCTGCTGCGCTTCCTCGCGGGTTAGTGTGATGGTCATTGTTGTTCTCCTGTAGCTTTGGCTGCTTCATACATTCGACGTAAGCATCCCCGCAAAACTTCATTTTCCTCATGTAATCGACGCAGTTCCTCAGAAGTCTTTCTAAGGATTGGCGAAAGACCCAACGAATCAAGAGTAGAAGCAAGTTGCAATGCTTCTGGTTTTTCCTTAGTCATAGTTTCCCCTAGTTAATATAACTTACCGCTTCGTTAATTCTGGATACAGCCGTTTTAAGCCGTTTTCTGTCCTCGGCTGATACTTCCCTACCCTCGCTTACGTCAAACGCCGCTATGGACGTAATAAGTGCCTCAAATTGGATTATTTTCAGCAGGTCTGTTGCGTAAAACGGTCTGCGTACTGGTTTATTGAAATGTTGTTCCTTAAGGTAATTGATATTGTTGTCGTTAGGAAACAGGTCTGTCAAGTCCATTCCTACGGCTTTAACCACTTGATGCGCTGAACATCCAGCAAAACACTTGAGCAAAATCCTGCCATCGTCTGTTTCCGTTATGGCAAGACTTGGTGATTTATCGCCATGAGCAGGACAGCAAGCAGTCCAGCGACCTTTAGAGCCTTTGACCTTTTCGAGTTTGTTTAGCAAGTTTCCAATCACAGCACTTTCCTCCCCATAAAGTTATCGTTAGGAGCAGACTTCTTAATCCAGTCAGCTTCAAAGCCTCTCCACCCTCTAGCGCACATTAGCTCGAAAACACTCTCTAACGGCATACCAGCCTTTCCAGCTTCTTTTCTAATTTTGTTAACAACCGTATCCGTAACGGAAGCCCTTAAGCCTTTTCTATGGCGCAACCAGTCTTTCCAAATTAACTCTGATACGTCCTCTGGACGCGTAATAGTCTTTTCTTGGTTATTGGTTATTGGTTTATGGTTATTGGTTGGTTGCACGTCCGTTGAACGGGCGTTAGACCGACGTTCAGCAGATGCCCTACCAGCCCTAGATGCTTGCTCAATTTTCCCTCTGTAATGGGCTATTTCCTTATCTGCTCTGACGTTAATCCAACCATCTTCAGTCAACGTAAAGAATTCCTCTAAAACGGACTTAACCTCGGATTCGTAGTCGCGCAAATTGATCTGACGTGCAACGGACGTTAAACCGGAGTTCAACGGACGTTCATGGAGATAGTAGAGATCGAGTAATCGCCTGTAGGCAATATCCTCAATAGGAGACAAATGACGGGTGTGACTGGCGTAGTCGCCAATATTGAATTGGTAGTAGTGCATATTAGCCTCACGTTATTGGCTGTCGTTACTTAAAAGGGTGGGTTTGGCAGGACGGTAACGAATCGTCTTTTCAGGAGCTACCCTAGCCATTCCCTGTGAACTATACCGTAATGTTTCTCAACTGACAAATCTTACAAACATTGTGTTCCTTGAACTGCATTGACGATCTGGACTTCTTGCAGCCAGCGCAGTATCTAAGACCGTGATGGTATTTCTTAATCGTTCCAGTTTTGTCGCTTAACGTTGGAACTGAGAGTTTTGAAGGTTCTTCTTTCAACTGGTTGCCCTCTAGGAGTTGTCTTTCTAGGTTCAGGGTACTTCTCTAGCTTAGGTTGCGTTTCTTGCAATCTTTTTAATGTTTTCTCGTATTTCATTGTCTCATAATGTTGTTGTTTGGTAATAGAATGTTCCTATAGGATTTGATTTATCTATAGAAATGTTTTTACACCTATCTGTTAAGGTATGGCATTATTTCGGGGCGGTAACTTACTAGAGGATAAATATGAACGCACAGGAATTCGAGCAGTTTTTACTTTACGAACTGTTAGACGGTCATCCAGATGATGTGCTTTGCCACATGACAGCCGCAGATATTGGCGAGGAGTTTTCACAGATGTTATGGGTTTGGTCGCAGCATCATCAAAATCCTATCCAATTGAGAGACAGTATGCAACGGTTCATTATCAACATGATTAACCGTACCGTTAAGTCTAAGAACTTGCCTGAATACGATGAGACTGACGAGGATCGTCATTTCGAACATCAAGACAGGCTGTATCAGGAACACAAAGACCGGGAAGCAGAAAACTACTTTAAGGGGAAAGAAGCATGAACAAACTATTCAGGACAGACGATAAGCTAGCTGACTTCATTGACCGTCATTCTGGTAAAGTCATCTTTCTAATGTTTCTACTGGCTTTGTTATTGGATAGCGTATGACATCAATCCTAGACCCATCATTCAAATATGTCTCGTCTGGCAAAACAAACATTCGTAAGAC